TTGGACACTTGCTACCGCATGACCCACACCATGCGCAAGACCAAGAATGAAATCTTGAAGATGCAGCACGCTGGGTTCTACAAAGACGTGGAGCTGGGCGACCCAGACAAAACCCAGACCGACATTCAAAAAGCCAAGGACAAAGAAACCGGGTTCAGCGCCAACGACGACGCACGCTATACACTCTACGAGTGCTTGGTGGACTTGGACTTGGAAGGGTTTGAGGACACCGATGGTGACGGCAACGAAACTGGCATCGCATTGCCATACGTAGTTACCCTAATCAAAGGCACCAACCAAGTTCTGTCAATTCGCCGCAACTGGAAAGAAGATGATGAACACCGCCTCAAACGACAATACTTCGTCCACTACCAATACATCCCCGGCTTCGGAGCCTACGGCTTTGGACTCTTCCACCTCATCGGCGGCTTTGCCAAGTCAGCCACAAGCATCATGCGCCAGTTGGTGGATGCGGGAACACTATCGAACCTCCCCGGGGGCCTCAAGTCTCGTGGACTTCGCATTAAGGGTGATGACACACCGATAGCTCCCGGCGAGTGGCGCGATGTGGACGTGGGTTCGGGCGCGATGCGCGACAGCATCTTGCCGCTGCCCTACAAGGAACCCTCGGCGGTGCTAGCAGGTCTGTTGGACAAGATCGTTGACGAAGGCCGTCGCTTTGCCGCAACAGCGGACATGCAGATCAGCGACATGTCAAGCCAAGCGCCGGTGGGCACAACCCTTGCGCTGCTGGAGCGCCAGTTGAAAGTGATGACCGCCATCCAAGCGCGGATGCACTACACCTTCAAGAAAGAGTTGAAGCTGCTCGCAGAGATCATCCGCGACAACAGCCCAGAAGACTACGACTACGACCCCGAGTACGGCGACAAGTCGGCCAAGAAGTCGGACTACTCCAAGGTTGACATCATCCCCGTGAGCGACCCCAACGCCGCGACCATGAGTCAGCGCGTGGTGCAGTACCAAGCCGTCATCCAGATGGCACAGATGGCTCCCGACATCTACGACTTGCCGCACCTGCATCGCTCCATGCTGGAGGTGTTGGGCATCAAGAACGCCGAGAAGCTTGTGCCGCTCGAAGAGGACATGAAGCCGCAAGACCCTGTGACAGAGAACATGTCCGTGCTGAAATGCTCACCGGTCAAAGCGTTCCTGTTCCAAGACCACAAGTCGCACATTGCCACCCACATGGCGTTCATCCAAGACCCCATGATCCAGCAGTTGGTTGGCCAAAACCCCAAGGCGCAGCAGATGATGGGCGAGATGATGGCGCACATCGCGGAGCACACCGGCTACCAGTACCGCCAGCAGATCGAGCAACAGCTCGGAATGCCCCTGCCTCCCGAAGACGAGAAGCTGCCACCAGAGATGGAAGTGGCGCTGTCGGGCATGATGGCGCAAGCGGCCAACCAGTTGCTGCAACAAAACCAAGCTCAGGCCGCACAAGCCCAAGCCCAGCAACAAGCCCAAGACCCTGTGTTGCAGATGCAGCAGCAAGAGCTGCAAATCAAACAAGGCGAACTCCAGCTCAAACAGCAAAAGCTGCAAATGGAGATGGCCGAGAAAGAAAAGCGTTTGCAAGTGGACTCCGCGTACAAGGCCGACCAGTTGCACCTGCAAGAGAAGAAGATTCAAATCGACGCTGCCGAAAAAGCAGACAAGATGCACATCGCCCAGCAAGGCCAAAACCCACAACTAGACGCCATGCGCAACGCGCACGATCTAGCTTTTGAACAACAACGTGCCCAACATGAACTGGCGGGTGCGCACGCGAAGAACCAAATGGCCGCGCAGCTCCACGCCCAAGACGTGATGCACGCCCAGCAAACCCACCAACAAAAGCTTGACCATGCCAAAGAAGTTGCGGCGATGAAGGCCGAGTTGATGCGCAAACAGGCTGAACAAGCCACACAAAAACCCAAACAGGAGAATGAATGATCCAAGAATTCGCTCGCGTATTGCGCGAAGAAATACGCAAAGACATGAATAACTACACAGATGACATGGCAAATGGCATCTGCAAATCGTACGACCAGTACCAAAAACTCTGTGGTGTGATCCAAGGTCTTGGCATCGCAGAAGCTTACATCATCGACCTTGCACTAAAAGTGGAGAAAGCAAATGACAAGTGAATCAGGAATCATCCTGCCGCCCGGCCTGACGTTGCCCAAACAAATCCAACCAATGGATGCGCCAAAGGACGACGAGACAGACGAACAAAAAGCCTCGGTTTTGCCGACCCCCGCTGGTCACAAAATCTTGTGCATGGTTCCGGATGTCAGCGAAAAAATCGAAGGCTCGGAGCTGTACCGTCCAACGGAGTACATGAAGCAGGAAGAGCAAGCGACAACCATCTTGTTTGTGTTGAAGCTGGGCAATGCGGCCTATCTTGACAAAGAGCGTTTCCCCACAGGACCTTGGTGCAAGGCCGGTGATTTTGTGCTGGTTCGTACTTATTCAGGTACGCGAGTGAAGATTTTTGGCAAAGAGTTCCGCGTGATTAATGACGATCAGGTGGATTGTGTGGTAGACGACCCGCGTGGCATTACACGCGCATAAGGAGTGAAAAATGGCAGGATATAAATTCCCTGACGAGGTGGGCACCACCGCGCCAGAAGAAGAGATCGAAGTCACCATGCCCGGTGACACCGACGTTGAAGTGGAGGCTGTAGACGATACGCCCCCACAAGACCGTGGCCGCAAGCCATTGGACAAAGAAGTGGCTGACCCCACCGATGACGAAATCAATTCGTACTCGGACAAAGTGCAGAGTCGCATCAAGGACTTGACGCACGCACGCCACGACGAACGTCGCGCCAAAGAAGCCCTTGCGCGTGAGAAACAAGAGCTTGAAAACTTCACTCGCCAGTTGATTGAAGAGAACAAAAAGCTCAAGACCCACGTCAACACAGGCGCGGAAACGGTGGGCAAGATGGCCACTACTGCTGCCGAGCAAAAGATGCTCATGGCACGCAAGGCACTCAAAGAAGCCACCGAAGCGTTTGACACGGATGCGATTATTGCGGCTCAAGAAGCCCTGATGGAAGCACGCCTTGAAGTGGAACAAGCGAAAAATTTTCGCCCAGCCCCTTTACAAGAAGAAAATTTTGATGTACAAACGCGTTATACAGAACCCCAAAAGGTTCAACCGGACGAAAAAACGCTGCGCTGGCAGGCAAAAAACCAGTGGTTCGGTTCTAACGGGTTTGAAGAAGTAACCAGCTTTGCACTAGGGCTGCATCAAAAATTAGTGAACTCAGGAATGGATCCCCGTTCCGACGAGTATTTCGAGCAAATTGACGCTCGCGTGAAATCGAAGTTTCCCGAAGTTTTTGGGGGCGACGATGGTAAGTCAAGGTCTACTGTCGAGACTCCGAGAAAACCGGCGTCCGTTGTTGCACCAGCGACAAGGACTTCTGGAGCGAAGAAAGTCCAACTCACGCATACGCAAATCGCGCTTGCAAAACGCTTTGGATTGACCCCGCAGCAATACGCTGCTCAAGTAGCTAAACTGGAGAATTGAAATGACCACGACAAACCGCACACCTCGTGATTTAGTGTCACGCGAAAAATCAGCTCGGGCAGTCTATGTGCCGCCCTCAAACTTGCCTGATCCGACACCTGAGCCGGGTTATGTCTATCGCTGGGTTGCCACCCACGTGATGGGACAGCACCAGCAACGCAACATCTCAATGAAGATGGGCGAAGGTTGGGTGCCAGTGAAGGCAGTTGACCATCCGGAGTTGATGCTTGTGGGAGATGCGTCAGGAAACGTTGAAATAGGCGGTTTGATGCTTTGCAAAGCTGCAAGGGAAAAAATCGAAGCTCGCAACGAGTACTACGCCAACCAAGCTCAAAACCAGATGGAATCAGTGGACAACCACTTCATGAGAAATAGTGACCCACGCATGGCGACGTTGTTTGCAGAGAAAAAATCTTCAACGACTCGCGGTGTTGGGTTTGGTTCAGGTTCAAAGTAACAAGGAGTCCTTAAATGGCATACCCTACAGTTAGCAGCACCTATGGCTTCAAGCCCCTCCAGCGTCTGGATGGCCTGCCATATGCCGGAGCGATCCGTCAAATCCCCGTGGCCGCAGGCTACGCTACTGCAATCTTGAACGGTGACACCGTGAAAGAAAGCGGCGGCTACCTCGTGGCAGCTTCTACAACCAACTCTGGTGACATTGTCGGTGTCGTCGTTGGTTGCCAATACGTGAACTCGTTGGGTCAGACTGTCGAAGGTCAGTACTACCCCGCAGCCGCGTCCACCACTACTGCATTGGCCTACGCCTATGTTGTGGATGATCCCAACGCCGTGTTCAAAGTCGTGGCTACTACTGCTGGTTCTACCACTCCTGCCGCTTACGCTCGCAGCATCGTGGGCAAGAACGTGGCTTTGGTTGCAAACGTCGGTAGCACCACTACTGGTGATTCTGCCTATGGTATTGACGGCTCGTCCGCCACAACCACCAACACCCTGCCTATTCGCGTGATCGACGTTATTGTTGATACCGCAACTGGCGTCCGCACTGCAACAGCCACGACCTACTACGAGTTTGTCGTCAAGCTGAACACAGCTCAATACAACGACCAAACTGGTGCTTAAGGAGTAAATCATGGCTGTTTCACGCGCACAACTGTTAAAAGAATTGCTCCCCGGCTTGAACGCATTGTTCGGTTTGGAATATGCTCGCTACGGCGAAGAGCACAAAGAAATCTACGAAACCGAAACTTCGGAACGTAGCTTCGAAGAAGAAACCAAATTGTCTGGTTTCTCCGCTGCTCCAGTCAAAAACGAAGGCTCCGCCATCGCGTATGACAACGCTCAAGAAGCATGGACCGCACGCTACAACCACGAAACCATCGCTTTGGGTTTCTCGATTACCGAAGAGGCAATCGAAGACAACTTGTACGACAGCTTGTCTGCTCGCTACACCAAAGGCTTGGCTCGCGCAATGGCGTACACCAAACAAGTCAAGGCAGCTTCTGTTTTGAACAACGGCTTTAGCTCCAGCTACGTTGGTGGTGATGGCGTGCAATTGTTCTCTACAGCACACCCCTTGGTCTCCGGCGGTACCAACAGCAATACGCCTGCAACTCAAGCCGACTTGAACGAGACTTCTTTGGAAGCCGCCGTTATTCAAATCGCTGCTTGGACAGACGAACGCGGTCTTTTGATCGCTGCCAAACCCAAGAAATTGGTTGTTCCTCCATCATTGATGTTCGTTGCAACTCGATTGCTCGAAACAGAATTGCGTGTTGGTACAAACAACAACGACATCAACGCGATCAAGAACAACGGTGCCATCCCAGAAGGCTACACCGTTAACCACTTCTTGACCGACGTCAATGCTTGGTTCTTGATTACCGACGTGCCTAACGGCTTGAAGCACTTCGAGCGTATCGCCCTCCAAAATTCCATGGATGGGGATTTTGATACAGGTAACGTGCGTTACAAATCCCGCGAACGTTATTCGTTCGGCTACAGCGATCCATTAGGTGTTTGGGGTTCTTCTGGCTCGTTCTAATAAACTAAAAAGTTTATTAAAGTTAGGGGCTTCGGCCCCTTTCTTTTATGCTACAATTTCCTGTGTCAAAACAGGAGAAACAAATGGACACCACAAACTTACCCAAGTCCCGCGAGGAAGCAAAGCAAACCGGCAGCAAATACTATTTCACCGGTCAGCCCTGCAAACACGGCCACATCGCCCCACGCAAAACCAAAGGCTCATGCCTTGACTGCCTCAAGGCCGAGTGGACAAAAGGGAACGAAACCCGCGCCGACTACTTTAGGCAATATAACCAGTCGGATGCTGGACAAAAAGCAAAAAAAGAATACTACGCACGTAACAAAGAAGAAGTTATTGCTAGGGCACAGGCCCGTCCTGATGCGGCAAAAACAGCGTACAAACAGGAATACAAAACCCGTAATCCCGATTTGTACAAAGAGTTGGTCAGTTTACGCCGACGCCGTTTTCGCCAAGCCACGCCGAAGTGGTTGACCGCTGAACAAAAGCTTGAAATTCGTTTGCAATATCGTTTGGCTATTGAGTTGAGCCGCACCACTAAACAGCGCTATGCAGTTGACCACATTATCCCAATCCAAGGGGAAGAAGTTTGTGGCCTCCATGTGCCGTGGAACCTGCGCGTCATCACGCAAGAAGAGAACTTGAAGAAGTCCAACAAGCTTCTTGACACCTCATCGAAATGATGTATAGTCACCATACGTCTGGGATTCTTTACCTGTACCACCACTGACCCAGCAGACGATGCAACGATCGGTACAGGGACTTTTGCATAAGGACTTTTAGTCATGGCACGTTCTACTTTTGCAGGCCCAATTCTTTCGGGCGACTCACGTTTTGGCCCCATTCGCAACGTTGGCTACACCGATCTTGTTCAAGATTGCTCTATTGTTTTGACCAATACCACTGTGGCCACTGCTGGCTATTCCGGCGGCTCTGGTCAATTTGTCAATGGCAACTTGATCCCCAACGTCAACGGCACTGTCTATACGCGCAGCTCTACTGCTTACCCTCCTACCGCAGCAGTTATCACGGCTGATGCAGGTACAGGCGGCTCTGGCACTTTGTATCGCGGCATCGTGTTTTACATGCCCACCAGCGCCAACATCAACGATTTCTTGATCGACACCAACGTGGTGATTACCGCTACTGGCGGTACATTGGGCACTGTGACTGCAAGCATCGGCAACGCATTCAACGACACCACCTACGGCAGCATCACTACTGTGAACGCCGCAACTGGTCGTAACACCATCACTCAAACTGGCGCTCAGTTGTTGGCCACAAATGCCACAACCTTTGACTTCACCAACCCTACTGGTGTGGTTGAACCTGCTGGTTTCTCACAAGTCGTTGTGACCTTCACTATCCCCTACACAGGCGGTACGGGCACCACATTGCCAGTGATTACTGCCGGCACTCTAACTGCCGCAGTGCGCTACACCCAAGCTGACTACAACATCGGCACAACTACCGCGTACCCATACGGTAACTTCGACTAATTGAGCGGGGGCTTCGGCCCCCTTCTTTGGCTTTAGGAGATACCTATGACAATGCAAACAGACGTCAGAGCGGCGCACTTAAACCAATCTGGTTTTTTGGTGAAGGGTCGCATTCGCAAGAAACAAGTCACGCTTTGCGGCAATGCTTCACAAGCAGGAACACTTGCATTTTTTGACACCACCACAGCGCCTGTTACATCGGCTACTTACGGTCGTTCTGGCAACACAATTACTGTGTCGTCAACATCGCACGGTTTGACAACGGGCCAGACAGTGGGCATTTCGTTCAACAACAGCTCAGGCGTGTCTGCAACGGACGGCAACTACGTCATCACCGTGACGGACGCAAACACTTTCACCATGACCGACATCAACTCGGGCACAGTGACAAACGCAGGCACCGGTTGCCAGTATGTGTACGGCAACACCAATATTTGGATTGCAACATACGAGACTTTGACTGGCGCTACTGCCACACAGCAACTGCTGGTACCCGGTGAAGGTCAGTTGGTTCTTAACGCTCTTTATGCTTACATGTCCAACATGGGTTTTGTGACGGTTCACTATGGCTGATACCAAGCAAGTTGAGCTAGCGGGGCGCAAGGTTTTTATTGCGATCCCCACGTATGACGGGAAGCTGAACATCCGAACAGCTTTCAGTCTGGCTTCGCTCATGCCTCTTGCGCACAAGCACGGGGTTGGTATTGAACTCAGCTACATGGCCGGCTGCTCCATCATCCCGATGGCACGCAACTCTTTGGTCAATGAATTTATGAAGTCCGACTGCACCGAGATGTTGTTCATCGACTCCGATGTGGTGGTTATGCCCGACGACGTGATGCGTTTGCTGGCGCAGAGTGGCGACAAAGACGTTGCTGCCGGCCTGTACCCACGCCGCGCCTCGGACAAATTTTTCTTCCTTGACATCCCCCGCGACGACAACGGCGACATGATCTTTGACGGATCCATGCTCAAGGTCAACCGTGTGGGCACAGGGTTCATGCTCATCAAGCGCTACGTGCTCGAGAAGCTCATTGCTGACCATCCCGAGTGGGAGTACGAGACCCGCGAGAATGAAACTGCATTTGCGGTGTTTGACTTTGCCTTGCGCGACAAGAAGTACACCGGCGAGGACTACCTGTTCTGCGATCGCGCACGCGAGGCAGGATTTGAGTGCTGGGTGGATGCTGAGATTAGCCTGCCCCACATCGGCCA